ATCACAAAAACAAGAGCGTCCTCTTGATCCTCAACCTCTACAGTTTGGTCAGGAAAATCTACAAGCTCTCCATTCTTCCCCTGCCATGCTTCAACTACTCCATCCACTAGCCCCGGCAAGCCCTCATAAAGCCCCTGTAACGCTTTATGCTCAGAATAGCTTCTACTCCTCAAGTGGAGCACATGGGCAATCGTAGCGGCATTCAGTAGCGTAATAAGTAGTTCTCCTGCTTTCATATTGCGTTACCCTAGCCACTCACACATTCCTTTGTAAAGAACTTTCTTATACAACCTATTCTACAAGGATCTTTCAATAAGGCAACTTCTCAAATACTGATTTTTTTTGGTTGGGGTATGTCGGATAATCGTCGCTGGCGGGGCGGGGTGGTGGGGAGGGGGAGCACCCGAAGAGATCCCTTAGTGTGAGCAAAAGGATGCTTGCCCTAGGTCTCGGTCTCGTGCGTCAGACTACCCGACTCGGACTATTACCCGACCAGCTCCGCATCAATCACGCTTGACTGATTGCTTGGCTTGTCATCCAACCGAACAGGATTGCCGGCCTCCCTAATCTCCTGCACTCCCTGTGTCTTACCTAGCGAAACAATGAGAAGAAAGGGATTAGATGCTTGTGGTGTTCGGTCTGTGAAGTTGTCTCCGATCATCTTGTTGTCCAGACTCAACGCCTCCAACTTTCCCACCATCTTACGAACTCGTTTAATCCTTCCCTCCGAGTCAACCTCCTCCCGAATCTCCTGCACTAAATCAGCGTCCGGGCTGCTTGCGTCTGCTCTCACTGCCCTAGCCAAAAACGCTCTCTTCTCTGAGAAACTAAGCACATCTTGATTAAACGCTTTCTCCTTCAGCTTGTTCACATAGTTTCTTACTCGTTCTTGTTTCAGCAACTTGCAGCCATAGCTTGAAGCATCTTCAACTCGTCCAGAGAGTATAGAATACCCTGCTCTCCTAACAGATTCAGCGATGGACAATCCTTTAGTGACGTAGTTGTCTACAAACTTCTTTTGGCGAGTGTTTAATGGTCTGCTCATTTGGTGAGGCTTTTTACCTAGGGAAACCCACCTTGTCAACTTGTGACTTCCCTACCTCGTCGAGTCCTCAACTAAAAGCCCCAATGATACAGGAAAGGGGGCTTTGTTCGATGTAACATTGTACATGGGGGAACGGAAAAGCGTCAAGCATATAATTGTTATATTCCATATAAAACATTCTAAAAGGAATGTAGAAGGTGATAGGGTTTTAAACGCACGAGAATGCCCTGTATCGAAGTTAGTATGCCTTCATGGTAGATCGTAAGGGTTATAAAATAGCTTTGCAGATTATTAAATATTCTTTTGATGTTGGCATGGGAGTTGCTATGGCTTCAAAAGAAAGTTGAAAATAGTTCGAAATAATGCTCGCAATGTTTGCAAGACTCTTTTATAGTGTCTTTGTCAATAAGACACAACACACCCACCACCACACCACACCACACCAACATGAAACCAATCCTCCAACATAACACCAGCGAAAGGGTTAATGGTAAAAGCTACGATGTCAGCCTCTCCTATGAAGAAGGCTGTGCCTATCACGCTTTTGAAGTGTCACGAGATGCCAATGATTTTGCAGATGAAAGCTACGCTGAAGGGAGCCTGAACATTGAAACCTTCAATGAGATGCAGATCCTGACAGATTATGACGGGGTTTCAATCCTTCCTCTTCCTGTTGCTCTTGCACTAGAGAAGTGTGGAATCGGTTTCGCTCCCTTTGTTTTTCCCGTTGAATTCATCAAATGATCAAACAAATGTTCACAATCATCATTCTGTGGGTTTGCATCATGGTCACAATATTACTCACCTCATCCAATAAGACACCAACCAACACCAACCCAACACCAAAGGAGCAAACAAAATGAACAACAAAAACCCATACGGCGTGAACTGGTCAAGCATTGATTTGGAAAGCCATGAATCAAGTTATGCAATCGTTGACCCCTACACCTTTGAAGGATTTCTGTTAGAGATTAACTGTAATCTTCCAGAGATCACCAAGGAATCAGTGATGAAGCAATTTGAAGATGCCTTACAATCGCGCATTACTTCAGCCCGTGAAGTCATGCGGGACAACTTGGAGAATATAGTAAAACACGCAAACGAACAGAGAAACAACTAAGCCAACCCAAAAGGAGAAAAAACCATGAAAACACGCAGAGAATATATGGACGGAAAAGCCACCTTTTCCGAGTATTACGCCCAATTCATCACGCCCGAACTTGTTGAGGCAGTAAAAGCCAAAATCGGCATTGATAAAGTGAAATCATCAAAAGATCCACACTTGAACGACATCCCACTAAGCAAATGGGATAACCTTTTTACAGATTACAGCTTGAAAAAAGGAATTGAAAAGAAAATGCACGAAGCGAACGACTTTCTTTCACTTGCTGGATGCGTCTGCACCGCTAAAGAATGCGCCCGAATCCTTGCCGCTTAAAAATATGACCACACAAAAACAGATCAGAGAATCATTCTGGGAAACATTCCCAAAACTTGAAGCCTACGCAAGAGGAGCAGGAACCAAAAGCAAACCTCAGAACTCGCAACCTGTAGCAATCCGAGCCGCATTTTGCGATTTTGTCGAAATGCTGGCAAGTGATGGAACAATATCGCAAGAATTAGCCCAAAAAGTAACCCTATGAAACACCGAAAATCCGATGCCCTGCTTGCCTTTGAACGTGAGCAAATGCTCAAGGCACTTGCCTTCCGTTTGCTAATCCTTGCCGCTTCTGTGGCAATCCTCGCCGCAGTAATCGCCTACAGAATCAACAACTGAACCCCAAGGAGAACACCGAATGAAAAGTTATATATCCCTGTCAGGAGAAGAAGATTCAGGAACCGCATCCCTCATTGTTGACGGGCAACCAATAACTCCACATTTGCCAATTAAAAAGGCTTTTGAATTAGCAAAAGAGAAGGGAATCCAAATCCACACAGTGTGGTGCGGATCGTGCGGGAAGTTTGAAGAAAATATGATAGCTTTTTAATATGAACGCACTACACAAAGCACAGAAAGCCGCCAGCATTTACAACAGGGTTACAAACCCCCGATTGTATCTGAGTGACCACCAGCACAAGGCCCGTCACAAGGTGGCCCGAAAGATCAGGGCTTTTCTTAGATCCTGCCCCTTTCAAGTGATCGAATGGAGCAATGGAACACTTCATGCAATGCCAAACGCTTAAACCTATGACCACGACAACCGAAACAGAACCACAAGACACCCCACAAGGGGAAAGCGTAACAGTAATCCTTGATCGCATGATTCGAACAACTGAAGAAATAGCGAAGAAGATTGAAGAGATTAATGCAATGCTATAACCCAAACAAAAAGGAGAAACAAAGTGACCACATATAACATCATATTAAACGCCGCATTTCTTGGCTACCATCTCACACAAAGAGAAGCAACCGAGATCCTCCACCTATTCACTGGTGACAACCTCCCCGACTTCATCCGCACCTATTGCGCCGCTTATGAAAGCTAATACCACACCTGACCAGTTCCAACTTATCCCCGAAGAGATGATGCCCTTCAACCTAGCAGGGGAAACCCTACCAGCGGAACAGATACCGCCGCAGGATGACATGCTTGAATCCCTGAATCAACTACTTCAACAAATAAACCAAACCCAATTTGATACCATGAACCTAGAGATTTACTTTAGAAAAGAAGGTAACACCATCGTCGGTAGTTATTCCAACTGGCAAAAAATCGAAACAATTATCCGAAACAAGGGAATTGTTTTGCCTGATGGTCATATCTTAAAGATTGAACCGCAGAGATTACAGGGATTTTTGGATCGTCTCGACCTCTTTGGATATTGCATAACAACAATCACAGGCTGGCAAAATCTTTGCATAATTTCAGACGTCAAACTCTTAAAAGCATAATCCCATGACCACCCAAACCACACCAGATGCCGCCGCATAACTGAAAGGAAACACAATGAAAACGCCCAACATTATCACCAGACTAACCGCCGCCGCCGTAATGCTCCGAGAGTATGAGCAATACAACGATGACCCCGATTGCAACGGAGAAGGATTAGCCGCCGATGCTTGCGACGATGCCGCCGCATTGATTAAGCACCTTGTCGCCGCTTTGCAAGAAGCAAAGGAATGGACGCTGGACGATGAACAGACAATTATTGACCACGGCGAACCAGCAACCATTGATGGAAATATGTTTATCTGTGCCGAAGTCTGCAACGACCGCTTCCAAACTATCAGAGAAGCACTTGAAAAGGTGAACAAATGAAAAGAACGCAACAAATAACCCTGCACCTTGTTTGCCTAATCCGAAACCCGAAAGCATGGCGATTCTATGCCCAAGGAATCACCAGAGCATTGACCTTTAACTGAAACTACCGCCGCCGCATGAAAGCAGGATTACTTGTAACCATTAGAGACGAATGGCAACCCGATGGCATTACCTACATCATCACCGAATGGAATGGTGACAGGGGATTCATATCTCCCCTTAACTGGAACGAACCAATTAGACCGACCGAACTTGTCCACCAATCCATGATCCAACCACTAACTGAAACTACCGCCGCACTATGACCACCATGACCTTTACCTTAGAAGATTTAGACCTATTAGAACGCTTGCTTGCCCAATACTATTCCATGAGTCGAATGTCCTTAGATCAGGAAAACCATATCAGATCAGGCCACCTCATTGATGAACTACAAGAGGCTAGGAAAAACCTTTTGCAATCCTAATCACAACTACCGCCGCAAAAAACTCTGAAAATATCCTTGCAACCGATACCGCCGCACAGAATACTACAACCTAGCAACCACAAAATTATGAGCATACCATCATCTAACTGGGAAGAAAGTTGGGAAGGCCACAGAGTTTTATCCAATCGCAGAGAACACGCCGCAGACCTACGCAAAGAGATCGAAGGCATGAAGGAACAGATGGCAAACCTTCAGTATGATCTTGACGAAAAAGCACAAGAGCTTGTCAGAATCGAAGCATCTATTGAAGATTTAGAGTCAACGCTATGAAGCTACATTCTTACCCCTGCATTCCGTATATCTGGATCATGCTGGAATCCCTGCGCAGGAAAAACCTGATAGGAAACCCACGCTACAAAAAAACAGCATACCCACCAAAAAGTTCTTGATCTAATATAAAACAAGAGCAACAATGATCGACTACCTTACCACTATGACAACCGAAACCACTACACCTACCGCCGCCGAACCTGTAACTGAGACACAAAAAGCAAATTGCTTCCTTGGTCTTTACTTTCCAAAGGAACTGAAAGACAAGGTTGCCGCCGCCGCAAAGAATGAAGATCGTTCTATGAGTAAGTATGCCGTCCGAGTCTTTGAGAAGCACTTTGCCGCAGCATGAGTCCACGATTCTACGCAACCGCAATTTTGATTTCAATTCTTGTAACCCTAGCCATAATCTTTCGATGAAAGAAGGACTCTACTACAATATCAACCAGAAGAAAAAACGCATCGCCGCAGGATCAGGAGAGAAGATGCGTAAGGTAGGATCTAAGGGAGCACCTACCGCAAAGGCATTCCGAGATTCAGCAAAGACCGCAAAGAAAAAATAATATGGTTAAATCACCAGCATGGCAGAGGAAGGAAGGCAAGGCCGAGAAGGGCGGACTCAACTCCAAAGGTCGCGCCAGTTACAATAAAGCAACAGGAGGCAACTTGAAAGCCCCTGCTCCTAATCCAAAGACCGCCGCCGATTCCGCACGAAAGAAATCCTTTTGCGCTAGGATGAAGGGACTCAAGAGCAAACTGACTAGCGAGAAAACAAAGCGTGACCCCAATAGCAGAGTGAACAAAAGTTTGAGAGCTTGGAAATGTAACTAAACAATTTCCTTCAGCCTGTAACTGAAGGAGCAACCAAAACTAAAATGACCATCGCACAACTAAACAAACTAGCACAAGAAATCGCCAACCTTCTTGGTGATCTCGACGAAGCCGCACTTATCAAAGTCCTTGATTTTGTAAAGACCGCCGCCGAGCCAGCCGCAGAGTAATGCTTAAAGAATTGATGAATCACATCCGCAGCACGATGCAGACAAAGGCACGACCAAACACTACGGTAATCGAAACTCGCAAGCTGGCTCCAGCAAAGCGAAGCAAGATCAAGTCAGAGGCTACAACGCCAGTAACCAAGGGGCGCAAGCCACGCTCCAAAAAGAAGTAACTATAAACTAGAACTCCCTAGCCCTACATGAAAAAGGCTAGGGAGTCATTAGCAGCAATTAGCAACCACGCATATTAACCGCAAAACATGAATACAACATTAGCAACCACGAGTCAACCCTCTCCGCAGATAGCTATTGGTGACATCGAACGCATGGCACTAGCAGTTGCCAAGTCAGGTCTTTTTGGAATTAAAACTCCAGAGGCAGCAATGAGTCTTATGCTCATTAGCATTGCAGAAGGTCGCCACCCTGCCTTAGCCGCAAGGGATTACGACATCATCCAAGGTAGGCCAGCAAAGAAGAGTGAGGCCATGCTCCGAGACTTCTTGCAGTCTGGAGGATCAGTGGAATGGCACGAGCTAACTGATGACATTGCAGACGCTACATTTAGCCACCCACAGGGAGGTAAGGTTCGCATTACTTGGGACATGGAACGAGCAAAGACCGCAGGGCTTGCTGGCAGAGATATGTTCCGTAAGTTTCCAAGGCAGATGCTCCGAAGCAGAGTAGTGAGTGAAGGAATCCGCACGACTTGCCCAATGGCGACAAGCGGAATGTATGTACCCGAAGAAGTGCAAGAATTTGAGAACAAGCCCCTTCGCATTGAGAAGCCTGTAATCAAGCAGGAGGAGGAGCTAGAGACAATCACGGCAGAAGTGATTGAAAACGAGCCACAGGAGGCATTAGAGGCTCCAAAACAGCTTCCTAGCACCCCACTGAGTATGCTCAGCAGCATGATGTGGAGTGATTCAATTCCCGATGCTCATGTTATTCACTTCTTGATTGCAAAGAAGCTACCAAATGTCACTAAGACCACACTCCTAAAGGACATAGACGAGAAGGTGATCGAACGCCTCATTGCCAAGTGGGAAGATGTGAAGAACTTCAAGCCAATCCTGTAACATGACCGACGAACGCAAAGGAAAACCATCAGCAAGCGGCATGAGTCGCTTGACTGATTGTGCTGGATCTTGGAATCTGGAGTCCACACTTCCAGAACAGGAAGCCAACCAGTATATGCAGCTTGGTACGGATGTTCACGCCGTCCTCGCTGGAACCAAAGAGTTTGATGAGCTAACTGAAGAAGGGCAGGAGATCGCAACTCGATGTCTGTCCGACTTCTCCACTCTTATTGCTCAACTTGACCTTGGAGAACGAACCGCAGAAGTATTAGAACAACGATTCTGGTATAACGATGCCTACTCAGGAGCAATCGACCGCATTGACTTTTTTGGAGATGTTGCCGTTGTCACCGATTACAAGACAGGGAGAACCGCACAAGGAAAGGCTAGTGAGAACCAGCAGTTGAAGGCTTATGCTGTGCTGGTAAAGCATCATTATCCAGAGTTAAAGACCATCTATGTTGCCATTATCCAACCCCTTGCAGGAGGCACAACCATTGCCGAATACAACGAGAAGGAACTAGAAGAAGCAACTTGGGAGATTATTAGAATTGTATCTGCTTCACTAGATCCAGATGCCCTTAGAACTCCTTCAGCAAGTGCTTGCAAATGGTGTCGGGCTAAGAGCATTTGCCCTGATGCTTATGGGCAAGCAACC